ACTGGGTGTGTCTGCGAAATAATTATTCATTAAATTCTTGAACCAATTGGTAAGAGGCAAATTCTCGGATACCTTGAATTTTGTCTCCTCTCTTATACTCGGTGAATTTAACGTCTTTACCATCTTGCTTTTCACGCATCTTTACATATGCTACTAAGCCTTGATCGCTAAAAGATAAGTTGTACTTGTCTAGAGTCCAAACATATCTCACGAGTTCTCTAAATAAAGGATGGTGTTTACATGTCTCTAAAATAGAAAGGGTGCGGATCGCGTAGTAATCCTTTCCAGAGATATCATCCTTTGAGAAATCGTTGAACCGTTCCTGGTATACTATTCTACACAAAGCTCTGTATGTAGGGTAGATTCCACTAATGATACCATTGTCTATGTAATCAATATGATATAAATTCTGCAGGTAGACACAGAATTCTTTTGAAACATAGGATTTGCTGTCATTAACTTCGAGACCATATTGACGAAAATGCTCCTTTAACTTCTCTGGATAGTAGCAAGAATACACACCATCATCTCCTTGCTGTTGCTCGTCTTCTAGTGGTTCGAAATAATCCTTTGCAATACCGTGTTGTGAAACAGAACCAGCTTCATTAGTGAAAGCCGATCCACTGGGGATTCCGTGAAAGCCTGTATATACTCCATCGGGTGTAACTAATGGTATAGATCGGAATTTATCAGTGATAAAGCCTCTATAACGTGTATATAAACCATCTTGAAATAAGCTATTAAAATAGATATAAAATACCCAATACTGAATAGGAAATTTAATGGAATCGTCAAAAGCGCTGAAATCTATACTAACTATATATTTCTTTGCTTCTAATGCATTGATTATTAATGTTGTAATTGCCCGATCAACATCTTCGGGGCTGCGTAGCGCTGCTCTCCAACTAAGCGTACGTTGATACTCTAAGATAGGTCTATAAAACATCATCTCTAGAATAACCAAGGCTAATGGATATCCCCAAACTGTACGAGTTTTATTATTTTCTTGAGTTCTAGTAAACATAACGGATGCCCATCGGTCTGCTTCTTCGACCAGATTCCAAATGGTAAATGAGAAAAGATCCATTTTATCTAGTACTGTACCTTTCTTCTCCAGAGTAGGTAAACCAGCATTAGTCTGTCTCTTAATGTATTTAATCGCATTGCCAACTGATATTGGACGCAGTCTTTTATATTCTGGTGGACGCCACTTTATAGACTTGACTCCTTTCTCAGGTTCTGAGAAACTGGATAAAACACCTTGTCTACGTTCTTCCCAAGGGACCGCTATACTTCTTGGACCGTATTTAGAACGATTATTAGCTTCAAGTTCTAGTAAAATATCATTCATTTCTGAAGTATTAGAGTCGAATATCTTATCCCAACCTTTGAGGATAACGTCAGGGTCAGTACTTTCACCTAGTGGACTAAGTAGTACATCGTCTCTTCCTTCTTCTATACCGTTTAACAATCGGGTCAATCTACCGCTAGACTCTTCATCTAACTTGTCGTAAACTGAGCGTAATGATTCAATTTTCATGATTATCTCCTTGAATAAGTTTGTGGACCACACTCCTCGGGTGACCGAAGCCACTACAATTTAAATTATTGAGCTGGGCGACGGTACATAAACTATGTAACATTTTCTTCATAATTTGAAAGATTT